GGTCTTTCGCGCCGCGTGAATTCGCTAGTGGGCAATGTTGTCAATTGCTTGACAAAGGCCTTGACATGCTAACTACAGACCTATTTTCAGGATTTGACCCAGAAGAGGTCCGCCGTGCCTCGCGCCAAGCGGCCGCTGATCGCCGCGAAACCCGACGCGCCGTCGCACAAAAAAGCGCCAACCGCCACCACATGCGTCGCGCCAACGCCGAAGCCACGCTGGCCGAGATCCTGCCCGCCCGCTTCGCAGACGGTGAATCCTGGCACGTCGCCAGCCGGGGCGACATTGATGCCCTGAGCTACGTTCGCCACATCCTGGCCGGCGTGTCGCACCTTGACCACCTGTTGATGTCCACCTGGTGCATCGCCAAAAACGACCTGACTGAAATCTCGGCCTGGCTCGACGCCGGGAGAATCGAGCAGTTTGACCTATACGCCGGCGAAATCTTCCCAGGCAGCTACGGCGACGAATACGAGCAAATGCTATCCATGTGCGAAGCCTACGGAGCGCGCCTGATCGTCGCCAAAAACCACAGCAAGATCACGCTGGCCAGCAACGCCGCCGAGGCGTACTACCTGACCGTCGAATCCAGCGCAAACGTCAACACCAACCCCCGCATCGAACAAAGCACCATTCACGCCAACCGCGACCTGCACGCCTTCTACCTGGAATTTTTCGATGGCATCAAATCCATTGACAAACATTCAAAGACTCACTGAGTCGGGGCTCGCGCGCCAGCTTGGCGTATCGAGACAGGCCGTGCATGAGCTGGTGAAGCGCGGCGTGCTTTCAAAAGACAAAGACGGCCTGATCGACTTCGAGCTGGCAAAACATGCCCTGATGAACCGCGTGCGCCCAAGCGGAAAAACCGCAGCATCTCTGCAAGATCCAGCCACGCCAGCCGCCACCCAAACACCAGAAACCGCGACAGAGCCAGAAATCACCAGCTACCACGTCGCCAAAACCCTGCGAGAAGCCGCTGAAGCGCAGATCGCCCGCCTGAAACTGGCCGAAATGCAGGGCGACGTCATCCAAGTCTCCGCGGTGCGCGCCACCTGGGCCGCCCGCATCGCCTCCGCCCGCGACGCCCTGCTGCAGATCCCGTCGCGCCTGGCCCCCGTGCTGGCCGCAGAGACCGACCTGGCCGCCGTCACCCTGCTGCTGGAGGATGAAATCCGCCAGGCCCTGGCCGAACTGAGCCGCGAAGAGCCGGCCCGCACCACCGCCTGACGATCCACACCATGGGCGCCCACGACCTCCCAGCCGACTTTGCCCGCGCCGATGCCATGGCCGCGGCCATGTTCGCCGAGTTCTTCCGCCCGCCCGCCGACCAGACTGTCAGCCAATGGGCCGACGCCAACCGCATGCTGTCGGGCAAATCCTCCAGCGAGCCCGGCCCCTGGCGCACCGACCGCACGCCCTACCTGCGCCAGATCATGGACGACCTCAGCGCCCGCAGCACCGTGCAAGAGGTTGTCGTGATGTTCGCCGCGCAGCTTGGAAAGTCAGAGACCGGCAACAACTGGCTGGGCTACATCATCGACAACGAGCCCGGCCCCGTCATGTGCGTGCAGCCCACCACCGACATGGCCAAGCGATTCAGCCGCCAACGCATCGCGCCCATGCTGGAAGAAACCCCCGCCCTGCGCCGCAAGGTGCGCGAAAACCGCAGCCGCGACGACGCCAACACCACCTTAATGAAAGACTTTGCCGGCGGCGTGCTGGTCGTCAGCGGTGCCAACAGCGCCGCCAGCCTGCGCTCCATGCCCGTGCGGTATCTGTTCCTGGACGAGACCGACGCTTACCCGCAAGACGTGGACGGCGAAGGCTCCCCCATCGTCCTGGCCGAAAAGCGCACCAGCACCTTTGCGCGGCGCAAGGTGCTGAAGACCAGCACGCCCACCATCAAGCACTTCAGCCAGATCGAGTCCAGCTACCTGCAAAGCAACGCCTGCGTCTACCATGTGCCCTGCCCACACTGCGGCGAATACCAGCCGCTGGAGATGGGCACCAAGGCCCCGCACGGCCTGCGCTGGGACAAAGACGAATCCGACCACTACGTGCCAGGCACCGTGCGCTACGTCTGCGCGCACAACGGCTGCGAAATCCTGGAGCACCACAAACCCGCCATGCTGGCCGGTGGCCGCTGGGTGCCCACCCGCACCAGCCAGCGCCCCGGCGTGCTCACCGGCTACCACCTGAATGCGCTCTATGCACCGTTAGGCTGGGTCACCTGGTCCGACATCGTTCACCAGTTCACCGAGGCCGTGCAAGCCACCCGCCAGGGCGACAACAGCCGCCTGAAGACCTTCACCAACACCGTGCTGGCCGAGACCTGGGAGGTTAAAGGCGAGGGCGGTGACGCCGCCGCCCTGGCCGCAAGGGCTGAGGATTACCCGCTGGGCACCGTGCCGCGCGGCGGCCTGATGCTGACCCAAGGCGTCGACGTGCAGCCCGACCGCCTGGAGGCCCGCGTCTGGGCCTGGGGCCGCGGCGAAGAATCCTGGCTCGTGGCCCGCCACATCATCTACGGCGACCCCAACCTGGACGAAGGCACCCCCGGCAGCCCGTGGACGCGCCTCACCGAAATCCGCCGCACCCCCATCGTCCACGCCAGCGGCGCCCAGATGCTGATCGAGGCCACCGCCATCGACACCGGCGGCCACAACACCAACGCCGTCTACGCCTACTGCCGCAACCACGCCCACGCCCAGGTGCTGGCCGTCAAAGGCGCCAGCACCTACGGCCGCCCGGTGATCGGCAAGCCCAGCCTCATCGACGTGAGCTGGCGCGGCAAGACCGTGCCGCGCAGCCTCAAGCTCTGGAGCATCGGCACCGACACCGCCAAGCACCTGCTGTACGGCCGCATGCGCATCACGCAAGTCGGACCCGGCTATATCCACCTGCCCAAGAGCCTGGTGCAGACGGACGAATTCGACCAGATGACCGCCGCGCGCCTGATGCCCGTGGTGGTGCAAGGCAAACAATCCCTACGCTGGATCACCCCCGGCGGCAAGCGCGAAGAAGCCGGCGACTGCCAGGTCTACGCCTACGCCGCCGCCTGCTACCTCGGCATCCAGACCTACCGCGACCCCGGCTGGGACCGCCGCGAGGCCAAATACGCGCCGCGCGAGCCCGACCTGTTCAGCCAGCCCGCGCAAAACCCCGAGAAACCCGACGATCCCCAGCGCCAGCCGGTCACCGACAGCCATAAAAAACGGAGTGATACCCAGCCCGACGCCGCGCCTGCACCCAAGGCCGCGCGCCCCTTCAGCCGAGATTGGTAAACCCCTTGCACGCCACCCCCATGCCCAAGCCGCCCGCCGCCAAGCCGCCAGCCCTGCAAGACCTGATCGCCGCCGAGCCCGACCTGGTCGACCGCATCTTCGACTACCTGCTGGCCGAATTCCCGCAGATCGCCGGCCTGCCACCCGACAAGATCGCCACCACCAAGGCCGCCGTTCGGGCAGAATTCAAAGGCGAAGAATGCTACATCGCCGGCCGCCCGGCCAGCGCCCGCCAGGAAATGGTTTCCAACGTTCTGGCCCTGTTCAATGGGCGCAATGCGGCAGAGGTTGCACGACGCCTGCAGATCAGCCGCCGAACCGTTTACCGCATCATCAAGCAACCCGGCGGGGTGAAGAAAGTGCCAACTTTCCGGGATTTGGCACAGTAGCAGGGATACCGTGAGCGCCTACCCACGGCACCACAGACGCACCCCCATGGCCCACACCCAGGCAGACCTCGACGCCATCAAGGCGGCCATCGCATCCGGCGAGCAATCCGTAGAGGTCGGCGGGCGCAAGGTCGTCTACCGCAGCGTCGATGAGCTGCGCAAGGCTCGCGACGACATCGCCGCCGAGCTGGGCGCCGCCGGCACCACCACCAGCAGCGTGCGCCGCGGCAGCTTTGCCGTGCGCTTCAGCACCGCTCGCGGCGACTGACAAACCCATGGCCAACCTCGCCACCACCCTGATCGACCGCTTCATCGGCGCCATCAACCCAGATGCCGGCCTGCGCCGCGTGCGCGCCCGTGCCCTGCTGGCCCGCGCCTACGAAGGCGCCAGCCAGAAAGACGGATGGCGCCCTCGCCGCGCCGGTGCATCGGCCAACACCGACCACCTGGCCGATGGCGCCATCCTGCGCACGCGCGCCCGCGCCCTGGTGCCCGAACCTCGTCGTACACAAGACCAATCCGCGACTGGCGGACGACCTCGCCGTCCTCGGTCAGGACCTCGCCCGTTGCCTTCGT